CGGAGGGATCCTCGCGACCTACGTCCTCGACCTAGCCGAGGACGACGAGGAGGAGGACCCTCCCGATCTAGCGGACAACGTATGGTAATGCCGATGCGGACGCTCCTCTCCTCGGCCCTCGAGATCCTCGGCCTCGTCGCTCTCACGGTCGGGCTCGGGCTCGTCTGGCTCCCTCTGGGAGTGATCTTCGGAGGGCTCGCGCTGGTCGTGATCGGGATCTCCCTCTGAGATGAGCCTCCTCCGGAACCTCTTCGAGGGCCGAGGCCGAGCTCGAGGAGAGGCTCGAGAGGCGACCCTCTCTCAGATCCTCGAGGCGACGGGCGGCTCGAGGATGAGCTCGACCGGGATCTCGGTCGGGCCCGACTCGGCTCTCCGGCTCGGAGCCGTCTGGCGCTCCGTGAACCTGATCGCGGATCTCACGGCCGGATTCCCGGTCGACGCGTTTCGTCGACAGGCCGGGATCCGGATCCCGATCGAGCCGGCTCCGCTCCTCCTCTCCGATCCGTCTCCCGGGATGCTCGATCTCGACTGGCGACGGACCGTCCTCGTCTCGTGGCTCCTCCGAGGCAACGCGGCCGGGATCGTCTCGAGCACGAGCTCGCTCGGCTACCCGCTCGGGATCGAGCTCGCTCATCCCGACGAGCTCGCGATCTGGAAGGACCGCGGCAAGTGGCGCTACCGGCTCGCCGGCCGCGAGCGGTTCCTCTATCCCGAGGGAGATCTCTGGCACGTTCCCGCGTTCACGATGCCAGGATCCCGGATCGGGCTCTCTCCGATCTCCTACGCCGCGGAGTCGATCGGGCTCGGGCTCGCGGTCCGGAGGTTCGGCTCGGAATGGTTCTCCGATGGTGGACACCCGACCGCGATCCTCTCGACCGAGCAAGAGGTCGGGCCCGATCTCGCCGCGCTCATCAAGAAGCGGTTCCTCGACGCGACACGCGGCCGGCGCGAGCCGGCCGTCCTCGGAGCCGGCCTCGAATACAAGCCGATTCAGATCAGCCCGGAGGAGAGCCAGTTCCTCGAGACGACTCGAGCGAACGTCGCGGACGTCGCTCGCTATTTCGGGATGCCTCCCGAGCTCATCGGAGGAGAGAGCGGAGGGTCCCTCACCTACGCCAACGTCGAGCAGAGAGCTCTCGATCTGTTGACCTACACGATCTCGGCATGGGTCCTCCGGCTCGAGAAGAGCCTCACCGCGCTACTCCCTCGAGGGCAGTACGTGAAGCTGAACGTCGACTCCCTCCTCCGCTCGAGCCTCCTCGATCGGATGAGGGCTCACCAGATCGGGATTCAGACCGGGATCCGGTCGAGGAACGAGGCCCGGGCGATCGAGGACGAGCCTCCGATCCCGGACGATCCGGATCCGGCCTTCGGGGATGAGTTCCTCTGGCCTCCGATGAGGACGACTCCGCTCCCGGACGGAGTCGATGCGCGAGGATTGACCCGATCCGAGGAGGACCGATGAGCACGAGCACGACGGGAACGATCGAGGGCCGAGCTCCGGCCGGTCGCGATCTCACGCGGCTACCCGACGAGGTCCGGGCCCGACTCTCCGAGGGAGGCCTCGATCTGACCGAGGCCGGGATCACGGTCCGACAGGCCGGGAACCTCCTCGAGGCGCGCCGACGTCCACTCGAGCTCCGAGCCGACGAGGAGGGGAACCCGATCCTCGACGGCTACGCGACCGTCTACGAACACCCCTACGACGTCGCCGGAGGCCCTCCCTACGGATGGACCGAGACGTTCGCCGCGGGCTCTTGTCGGAAGAGTGTCGCGGAGCGCGACGACGTCTCATTCCTCTACAACCATCAAGGCCTCGTCATGGCCTCGATCCGGGCCCGGACGCTGATCCTCGAGTCGGACGACAACGGCCTCCGCGTCGAGGCACACCCGAACCCGAAGATGCAGTTCGCCGCGGACGTCGTCGCGATGATCGAGCGCGGAGACGCGGACGAGATGAGCCTCGCGTTCCGCGCGATTCGGCAGGAGTGGAACGACGACTACACGGAGCGGAGGATCCTCGAGGCGCGTCTCTACGACGTGAGTTCGGTCGAGTCCGGAGCGAATCCCGCGACCGTGATTCAGGCCCGAGCCGAGCGCGAGCGCGAGCTCGAGGAGGGCCGGCTCGAGGGCCGAACCTCATTGGTCCTTGCTCGCGCTATGGCGGACGCGGCAAGATCACGCGCGCCGATCCACTAACGCGCCGACCGAGAACGCCGGCCTCGCGCCGATCCCTCGAGGATCACCCGAGAGCCACCTTCCCAGAGTCACCCGGGCCGGAACGGTAGAGAGAGCTCGACCGAGCTCCTCAGTCCGAGACCAACATTCCCGGGAGGGATCATGCTCAAGGCACTACGCGACAAGCTGAAGGGGCTCCTCGACGAGCGAGCCGAGCGACAGGCCGCGCTCGACGCGGTCCTCGAGACCGTCGAGACGGAGGCCCGGTCGAGCCTGACCGAGGCCGAGGAGACCGAGTTCCGGTCGATCACGGAGAGGCTCTCCGAGATCGACGCCGAGCGACCCGAGCTCGAGGCCCGGATCGCGGAGCTCGAGGAGCTCGACGCCCGAGCCTCCGCGGCCGATGCCGCGAGGGCCGAGCTCGACAACGCTCCCGAGGGTCGGACGCCGATCGTGCGCGTCGGGGAGGAGCCCGGGATCTACCGTACCGACGTCCGCGCGTCGTTCTTCGCGGACGCTCTCGCTCGACGCGAGGGCCGAGCCAACGGCGCGACCCTCGAGCGGCTCTCCGCTCACGAGCAGCGCGAACGGCTCGAGGCGCGCGACGTCGCGACGTCGGCCTTCGGTGGGCTCGTGGTCCCTCAGTACCTCGTCGACGAGTTCGCGGACGTCCTCCGCAACGGCCGCGCGTACCTCAACAGCGTTCGCCGGCTCCCGCTCCCGGATGAGGGGATGACGATCGTCATCCCGCGCGGCCAGACCGGCTCGAGCACCGCGGCACAGGCGACCCAGAACAGCGCGGTCTCGGAGACGAACGTCGACTTCGACAACGATCTGACCGTGAACGTCCGGACCTTCGCCGGTCAGGAGGACGTCTCGCGTCAGACCCTCGAGCGCGGGACGCCCGGGATCGACCGGCTCGTCTACGCCGATCTCGTGGCCGACTACGCCGAGACCGTCGACGCGTCCGCGATCGCGGACGACGGGACGTCCGGGACTCACGTCGGGCTCCTCAACGTGACCGGGGAGAACACGGTCACCTACACGGACGCGAGCCCGACCGTCGCGGAAGCGTGGCCGAAGCTCGCCAACGCGGTGACCCAGATCGCGAACAACCGGAAGCGACCCGCGCTCGCGTGGCTCATGCACGGCCGGCGCTGGGGCTGGTTCATTTCGGCCCTCGACTCGGCCGGCCGTCCGCTCGTCGGGATCAACCAGGACGCGTCCGTCGCGATGAACATCCTCGGGATGAGCCGCGCGGCCGAGTTCGGGGAGGGTCAGATCGTCGGGACCTTGCAAGGTCTCCCGGTCATCATCGACAACAACATCCCGACGAACCTCGGCTCCGGGACCGACGAGGATCGGATCTTCGCGCTCCGGCCGTCCGATCAGATCCTCTGGGAGGAGGGCAACGGGATGCCGCGCGAGCTCCGGTTCGACGACGTCGGCTCCGCGAGCCTGACCGTGAAGCTCCTCGTCTACGGCTACTCGGCCTTCACCGGAGATCGCCGGCCCGAGGGTCAGACCACGATCGCCGGGACGGGCCTCATCGCTCCGACGTTCTAGGACGTCGGACCGGCGCGCGCGCCGGATACGAGCTCGGCAGAGAGGCCCGGTCCGTGAGGACCGGGCCTCTCCCGTAGTACCGTCCCGATGAACCCGAGGGCAGAGCCCGAGAACCCGATCCGAGGAGGATCAGCAATGGCACGACGTCAGAGGAACGAATCGGCCGACCGGGCCGAGTCGGCGCGTGAGGTCCGGAAGGATCAGCACGTCGACGCTCTCAAGCACGAGCTCGCCGGCTACGAGGCCCGAGCGAAGGTCGCGGAGGGTCCCGAGGCCGACCGGCTCAAGACGCGGATCGCGGACGTGAAGGCCGAGATCACGAAGGCCGGGAAGGGTCACGGTACGGGCCCGAAGCACCGCGTCACCGATCCGACCGGAGGCTCGAACCCGGCTCCCGCGGCTCCCGCGGCCGAGGCCTAGAAGCCGGCGCGCGGTGGCGACCCTCGACGTTCTGAGCTCGGCCGAGGCCGCGGAGTCGATCGACGCTCCCGGACTCTCCTCGGTCAAGCTCGCGAAGGTCGTCACCGCGGCGAGCCTCGCGCTCGATACCTACGTCGGGCCGGTCGTCCGGAGGACGATCACGAACGAGCGACACGAGGACAAGTTCGGCCGGCCCGAGCTCGAGCTCCGACGTTGGCCGGTCGTCTCGGTTTCCTCGTGCTCCGAGTTCTCGAGATCCGGGACCGAGCTCGTCCTCGCCGTAGAGACTCCCTCGAGCCGGCCCTCGGACGGAGTCCGGCTCGAGCCGACTCAGGCCGAGACCGAGCTCGGGCTCTTCGGGCCGATCCTCACCCGACGAGCCTCCGGCCGCGATGCTCTGTTCGATGAGTCGGTCCTCGTGACTTACGTCGCCGGCCGGTTCACGAACACGGCCGCGGTGGACGAGCGATACAAAGAGGCCGTGAGGCTCCTCGTCTCGAACCTCTTTCAGCGCGTGCTCATCGGCCGCGGGACCCTCGACGGCTACGACGTCCCTCGCTACCCGTTCCCGACGTTCGCGATCCCGGGCTCCGTGAAGGGCCTCCTCTCCGACGTCTGGCAGGGAGACGAGAAGCAACGTCTCGGGATCGCGTAGACCGTGGCTCCTCAGAGAGGCTCGGTCCGCTCGGTCGCGATGGCCGCGATCACGACAACGCTCCGGGCCCGGGCCGAGCTCGCGGCTCGGGTGACCGCGGGGACGCTCACGATCCACGATCCTCCCGGGCCTCTCGACCGGGCCGATCTCGTGGCCGACGAGGGAGGCTCCCTCGATCTCCTCTGGATTCAGGACGCGCCACGAGCGAGCGATCTCGAGATCGAGGTTTTCACCGCGGCGAGCCCGGTCGACTACGACGAGACGGTTCGGCTCTCGGTCGTGATCCAGACGATCAGGCGCGGCTCGAGCTCGACCTACGCCGCGACGAACGAGGCCCTCGAGGAGATCTGGGGAGAGGTCGTCGGAGCTCTGGCCGGCGCGCCGAACGTCGACGGAGGAGCCGACGATCCCTCCGAGGACGGGATCGAGATCATCCTCCGGGCTCCGGATTGGCAGGCCGGCTATCTCCCGGACTCGTCCGGATTTATGGCTCGAGTCGTCGCGGAGGTCGCGTGCTCCGCTCGGCTCGCGCTCGAGTAGGTCATACTGTGCCGATGCCGCGGAAAGCGATCACGTACAAGGGCCCTCACGAGGCGATCCGGCTCCCGGTCGGGATGCTCGTCGAGCGACCCGAGGACGACGACCGGCCGGCCTACCTCGTCGAGCGCGGCGAGACGATCTCGGTCGAGGCCGAGTTCGCGGCCGTGCTCCTCGAGTCCGACTCGTGGAGCAAGGCTCGAGGGAAGGGCCTCCCGACGTCTCGAGAGCCGTCCGCTCAGGTCCTCGACGACGGCTCCGACGACGGCTCCGAGGACGACGAGCTCGAGCCCGACGAGACCGAGGAGCCGGCCGAGACCGGCTCGAGCAGCACCGACACGAGCTCCGAGGAGGGCTAGCTATGGCGTACCGATCGGGCCTCGCGGCTCAGATGGGATTCAAGGCCGAGACGACTTGGGGGACGGGAGGCACGGTCGACCGTTTCCTCCCGATCCTCTCCGAGTCGATGGACGCGAAGAAGGGTCGGCTCGACTCGGATTCGATCTACGCGAACCGGCTCGTCCGTGACTCCGAGCAATGGGACGAGGGAGCGATCGAGGCCGGAGGGTCGATCGAGCTCGACGTCTACACGTTCGGGATGGGCCTCCTCTGGAAGCACGCGCTCGGCTCGGTCGCGACGACCGGCTCCGGTCCCTACGTCCAGACCTACACGCCCGGGAATCTCGACGGCCTCGGGCTCACGATCCAGATCGGGAAGCCCGACCGCGGAGGCACGGTCCGGCCGTGGAACTTCGTCGGGTGCAAGACGAAGGGATTCGAGCTCTCCGTCGACGCCGGCTCCGCGGCCAAGCTCAAGCTCGACTACTCCGCGAAGGATCTCGACAAGGACGGGACGCCGGCCCTCCAAGCGTTCGCTCCTCCCGCGGCCCTCGCTCGGCTCAAGTGGAGTCACGCGACCGTCGCGACCATCCACGGCTCGAGCCCGAAGATCAAGAGCCTGACGATCAAGGGGACGAACGGGATCGAGGACGATCGGCTCTTCCTCGGCTCGAACACGATCGAGGAGCAGGACGAGGTCGAGCTCCGCGAATACACCGGAGAGGCCGAGGTCGAGTTCTCGTCCGAGACCTTGTTCGATGCGTTCTGGGCCGGGACGGAGGCCGACGTCGCTCTGACGCTCACCCGAGGGTCGGCCTCGCTCGCGATCTCCGGGAACACCCGACTTGACGGGGCGGCTCCGGTCGTCGAGGGCCGCGGCAAGCTCATGCAGAAGATCCCGTTCGTGTTCGTCGGAGACGGCTCCGACTCGGACGCTCTGACGATCGTCACGACGAACACGGACTCGGCTCCCTAGCTCGAGCCTGATCCAGCACGGCCGACGAACGGCTCGAGCTCGAGGCCCTCCTCGAGCTCGAGCCGTCGCTCGTATACGGACGACGGCTCCGAGCTCGAGCTCCCGGTCTACCCTCGAGGCCGTGGCAAAGGTAGGAGCCGGCCGAACCGAGATCGTCGGGCTCCGCGACTTTCAGCGCGAGCTCCGAGCCCTCGACAAGAAGCTCGGGACCGAGCTCCGTCAGGGACTCAAGAGGGCCGCGGAGGTCGGAGCCGAGGGAGCCCGGGCCCGGGCCGGATCCGGTAACCGGATGCAAGCGGCCGCGGCCGCGTCGATCAAGGCTCAGGCCGAGCAACGCGCCGCGAAGGTCTCGTTCGGCTCTGCGGCTCTCCCCTACGCGGTCGGCGCGTTCATGGGTGCTCTCGCTTGGCCTCAGTTCGAGCCGTGGGTCGGGAACACTTGGGCCGTGGGTCAGCCCGGAGAGGGTCCCTACCTCGTGAATCAAGGCCTCGCGGACCGGATGGACGCGATGCTCGACGAGGTCGGGAAAGAGATCGACCGGCTCGCGTCGAGGGCCTTTCCCGACTGAGCTCGAGCCGTCGCTCTGGCCGGCGAGCGCGACGCGTAGTCCTCGAGCTCGGGACGACGGCTCTCCTCGAGGAGCTCCTCGAGCTCGGCCTCGAGGGCTACGATCCCGAGCGAACACGAACCCGACGAAAGGCTCCTCCGATGCTCGACGACGACTCTCCCTCGATCACGGTCAAGATCGACGGTCACCCCTACACGCTCCGACCGCGCGAGCTCAACGCGTGGCAGACCGCGACGTTCGAGGCCGAGACCGGGATCTCCGTCGAGGGGATGATCTACTCCCTCGACTCGAGGGCCGAGGGAGGCCGGTCGCTCACGATGTTCGCTCGGTTCGCGTACCTCTGTGCGCTACAGAGCGGACAGAACCCGCGCTCGTTCCAAGAGGTCGCGGAGCGGATCACCTACGGCTCGAACATCGAGGAGCCTCAGACCCGAGGCCTCGAGCGCGACGACGATCCGGTTCTCCCGGACGAGGACGATCTCGAGGAGGCCCGGGCCCGGGCCGAGGAGCGAGCCTCGCTCCTCGAGTCGGCCGGCCCGGAGCCCGAGGACCCTACGAGCGCGGCCGATGGGTCGCGCGCCGACGAGGCCTCCTCCTCGAGCTCTCCCGACGAGAACGCCGGTCCGGCCTCGTAGCCCTCCGCTACTACTTCGGGCTCTCGTGGGAGGACGTCGTCCTCATGCCAGAGGGAGAGCTCGACGCGTTCCTCGAGACGGCTCGCCGGCTGATCAAGCGAGACGACTAGCCGCGGTCTCACTCGATCGGCTCCCGGATCGGTCAAGATAGGGCCCGACCGAGCTCGGAGGCCGATCGAGTGGCACCACAGAGGAAGCTAGAGATCGTCATCGCGGGAGACGCCCGAGGCGCGTCGGCCGCGATGAGTGACGTCTCGAGCAAGGCCGGCCGGATGGGTGGCGCGATGAAGGCCGGATTCGCGGTCGGAGCCGCGGCCGCGGCCGCGACCGTGGCCGCGGTCGGGCTCGTCGCGAAGGGCCTCTTCGACGTCGGCTCCTCGTTCGATGACGCTTACGACACGATCCGAGTTCAGACCGGAGCGACCGGGCAGGCCCTCGGAGGGCTACAGGACGTTTTCCGAGGAGTCGTCGCGGACGTCCCTACCTCGTTCGGAGACGCGTCGACCGCGATCGCCGGTCTGAATCAGAGGCTCGATCTCACCGGACCGGGCCTCGAGCGCGTGGCCGAACCTCTCCTCGATCTGACGCGGCTCACCGGAGGCGACACCGCGACGAACGTCCAGAGCATGAGCCGACTCTTCGGAGATTGGGGAGTCGCCGCGGAGTCGATGCCAGACGTCCTCGACGAGGTATTCCGAGCGAGCCAGCAGACCGGGACCGGAGTCGATCAGCTAGCTCAGTCCGCGGTTCAGTTCGGAGCTACTCTCCGACAGATGGGTTTCTCCCTCGAGGAGTCCCTCGCTCTGTTCGGAAAGTTCGAGGCCGAGGGAGTCAACACGTCGACCGTGCTCTCCGGTATGAGGCGAGGCCTCGCTACGTTCGCTCAGGCCGGAGAGGCTCCGGCCGAGGCCCTCGCTCGAGCCGTCGACGAGATCAAGAACGCCGGCTCCGTGGCCGAGGCGAACAGTACCGCTCTCGAGATCTTCGGCTCGAGGGCCGGCCCGGACATGGCCGCGGCGATCCGGGAGGGCCGGTTCGAGCTCGGAGATCTCGTCGATCAGATCTCGAACGGCTCCGACACGATCGCCGCGGCATCGGAGGACACGGCCGATTTCGGAGAGAAGTGGACGCTCCTCAAGAACCGAGTCCTCCTCGCTCTCGAGCCGGTCGCGACGCGCGTATTCGACTCGGTCGGGAACGCGATGGACACGCTCGGCCCGAAGGTCGAGGAGCTCGTCGCTTGGTTCCGCGAGGCGATCCCTCCGGCCGTCGAGAGGGTCCGGACCGTGTTCGAGGAGGTCTGGCCGAAGGTCCGCGACGCGTTCCTCTCCGCGGTCGACGCGGTCTCGTCATGGTGGGACGACAACGGTCCCGCGATCATGGACACTCTCTCCGAGCTCGGAGATACGTGGAAGGCCGCGTTCGACGCGATCCGGCTGATCGTCGAGAGGGTCCTCGGAGTGATCTCGAACCTCTGGGATCGGTTCGGTCAGCAATGGCTCGGGCACGTTCAGACCGCGTTCTCCGCGATCGTCTCCGTGTTCCGAGGAGTCCTCCAAACGATCAAGGGAGTCCTCGATCTGTTCGTCGGGATCTTCACCGGAGACTGGTCGCGCGCTTGGGAGGGAGTGAAGCAGATCTTCGGGGGGATCTGGGACGCGATCCTCGGGCTCCTCCGTCTGGCTGTGAACGCGATCTCCGGGATCATCGGAGCCGGGATGGCCGCGCTCTCTGCCGCGTGGGGCTACGCGTGGCGCGGGATCCGAGCGGTCATGCTCGGGATCTGGGACGGGATCAAGGGAGCCGTCCGAGGCTCGGTCGAGACCGTGAAGAGGGTCGTCTCTGGCGCGTGGAACGCGATCCGCGACACGACGTCTCGAGTCTGGCAAGGGATCAAGAGCTCGGTTACCGGAGCTCTCGACGGGATCAAGGCCGGGATCCGGACAGCGAAGAGCGTGATCGGGGACGTCTGGGATCGGATCAAGGGACTGTTCCGCGCTCCGGTCTCAGCCGTGCTCCGCGTGGTCGTGAACCCGTTCCTCGGATTCCTCGACGACATCGCGGACGTCGTCGGCCTCTCGGTCCCTCACTCGTTCTCGCTCCCGGCCTTTCACTCCGGAGGCACGGTCCCGGGCTCGGGTGAGGTCCCGGCCCTCCTCCTCGGAGGAGAGGGAGTCCTCAACCGCGAGGCGATGCGCGAGCTCGGCCCTCGAGGGCTCGACGCGCTCAACCGCGGCGAGGGCTACGGGACCGGGCCGATCCTCGCCGGAGGGCCGACTCCGGCCTCCGATGGCTCCCTC